TACAGGCCGCGATAGTCGAGCGCCTTGGCGACCGCATCCATGCGCACCTTGTAGGTGACGCCGTCGTGTGTGCCGTGGTCGATCTCCTCGATGAACGGGCTCTGCTGCCCGTTCAAGAAGAACACCGATACCGTGTCCACCATGCCGTTGCGGTCGGCTGCCATGTACCACCCGGACGCATTGGCTGCATCCAGAAGCGCATCTGCGACTACCTCGATCCGGCCCTGGAACGGATTCGGCGAATCGCGTCGCGAAACGCTGGCAGTGGTTCCGGCAGGGTCATAGGTAGCGGTGGATAGGATTCGGCTGGTCGTCTCCAACGCCTTCGGAACGATCAGATAACGCGGCGAGATGTTGAGGTAAGCCGTGCTGGTCTCGCCGGAGCGCATCGGAGGCGTCTGCTTGGCCATCGCCGTGAATGCGGCATCGAGGGTCGTCACGCTCGGCGCGGCGCCGGATGTGACGTAGTTGCTGTGCGTCGAGTCGAACAGCGCGGTGCTGTCCTGCGTCAGCGTCGGGTTGCTCGTCAGCTGGGCATAGGCCAGGCCGTTGACCTTGCGCGCGGCCGCGGCGCCCATCTTCATCGGGACGCGCGTGAAGGCGCCGAGGTCGTCGTCGATCAGGGTCTGACGGCCGATCGAGAACAGACCGCCGTAGGTCGCGAGCTGCGCGGTCTCGTGGATGTCGTCCATCGAGTGCTCGTTGTAGGGACCGCCGGAGCGCGGGATCAGATCGAGATCCGGATAACTTCCCAGGCCGGCAATCGTCGCCGCCTTGAAGTCAGGGAGCGATCCCGTATTGCACCAGAGCGCCCAGGTGACGGGAGCCTCTTCCCATCCGCGCATGGCCGATTTCATTGCTACATTGGCGAGGATGGACGGGAAATCAGCGTTGGCGTGCGAGCCGGCGCGACCGAGCATGATGCCGGCGATGTCGAGCTTCGACTTGCCGCGGGTATCGATCCGCCGCACGCGCAGCAGCTCGCCGCCCAGGTCGAACGCGGACCAGTCGTGATAGCCGGAGGCGCGAACCTCTCTCGCCATGGCCTGGTCAGCCTCGATACCGGAGCGGACCAGGAGGGTCTTTTCGATGACCTCCGCGAGCTTCTCGGTCTCGTCGCGCCCTGCCTCCGCGCGCGGCAGGCCGCCGCGATGCTGCGGGCCGGGAGCGTGCGGTACATGCTGCTCGCGCTCGATGACGGGAGCGCCGAGATCCGGATGCGGATCGGATGCCATGGCCTCCAGGACGGCCTTGCGCGTGACGTCCACGCTCCAGCCCTCATCGATGGCGCGGATGCGCATTGCGCGCATCAGGTCTGAGTGCGGCACGCTCGGAAGATCGAAGATCTCGTCGATCTCGGAGATCCGGCGCCGCTCCAGCTTCACCGCGTCGGCCTCAGCGGCCAGCTTCAGGATTTTCTGATCGCGGGAAAGCGCCTGCACGTCGACGGTCCCGGGACCGCCCTTTTCGGTCTTGTGACCGTCTTCGGTTGCCATGGTTGGCTCCTCTTCGTCGTTGATGTTGTGACCCCGGTTGATGCCAACGGTGGCGTCTGCCGGGACTGATACCACGGACGCTTCCAGCACCTGCCAGCGCGTGACGCGCACCAGGTCGCTGTCAGCGTCCTCTTCCCACTTCTGGATCTTGTAGCCGATGGACATATCCGAGAGCATGCCGTCGCGGATGTCCTGCCACACCTGCTCCGCCTTGTCGTTGCGGGCAAAGCTGAGCGTTCCGCGCAGACGCCCGCCATCGAGGCGCACGTCGCGCACACGGCCAATCGGCACGTCTGCGTTGTGATTCCAGAGCAGAGGCAGCCCGTTGCCGTTCGCGCGCACCAGGTCGATTGCTTCCTCGTCGTGCATCAGCACCTCACGCCCGAACCAGCGCTCGTATTCCTCTTCGCTCGACAGGCTGGCCGGAACCGTGCGCGCTTCGATGTCGGCGGCGAGGCGGTCGAATTGCAGGCTGCGCTCGTACTCGCCCTTCCTGATCTGTTTGTTTCGCTCGGTCATCAGTAGCTTGGAATCTCCGTCTCGCTGCCAAGTCCCTTGACTCGGTAATGGATATCGGCCTCCCACAGCCTGGCATCGTCTCCGTAAGTGTCTCCCGTCGCTGCTCCATTGCGCCTGATCTGCGTGGAGATGATGCAGGAACCTAGATAGCCATCCATGGAGAGCTCAGGGAACGCATCGATCACAACGTAGTCTTTTGCATCGTTCCCGGTCGCGACCATCGATCGTCCGGTCGCGGACACCCACGCGCTAAACCCGGTGGCCATGGCCGCATTGTTATTGGCGATGCGGTAGCGGTATTCCCACTTCACATCTCCCGTTCCGCTCGTCGTCTTGCTCCAATGGACGTGCGGCCGGATTGCGTCGCGATCCCATGCGTGTGGCATCTGCCAGATAACAGCAATCTGCTCGCCGGTGGCACTGTCAAACAGCAAGGTTCCATCAAGCTCCACATCGGGATCACCAGACTGTCCCCGAACTGGTATGGCGGTCGCTGGCGCGCGGAGATCTTCCCAGCTCTCGCCCTGATCTGATGCCGCTCCACCCATCAGGCGCACCTTCGCGATCGTGTCTCCAGTAGCCGCTGCGGCAATGCCGTAGCCGATGACTGTTTCGCCCGTAGTCGTCGAGCCGACAATCGCGTTGACGCCGCCAGTGGTGACATAGGTCACATATCCTCCGACGGTGACAGCTGTGCCTGAACCTGCGCGCTTCGGCAAAGTAGCAGCAACTCCGACTGCAATGGCTGTGCGCTCTCCGGTCACTGCAGAGTCAATCACAACGCCCGGGACCTTACCGACTAGGATCAAAGATCCAGACGTAATCGCGCCGGTTGCGGTGTAGCCGAACACATGCGAGCCGTCTGTTTGCAGGATTCCGCTCATGCCGCCTGGTCCTGATCCTGATCCTCTTCGTCGTCCTGCGCATCCTGCGGCGGAGCTGGGGGACGCAGATCAAGCTCGTCAGCAGCCAGCAGGGCATCGACTTCGCGCGGGTCTCCGCCGAGATCACGGATAACCTGCGCCCGCGCGCGGAATCCATGCTCAACGGCCATGCCATGCGCCTGGATCTCTTTCAGCGGATCGATCCACGGCAGGCTCGGCGCGCGCAGCTGCGGACGGTACAGAGTCGCCTCGTCGATGCCTGGAGTCAGGCGCAGGCGCCCGGACAGGCGAGCGGCATCGATGAACCGCTGCCACACGGGGAGGTAGAATTTCTGCGCGAGGTACGAGAACAGGCGGCGGTAGTGGACTGCACCCTCGACGAGCTCCTGGCGCTGGCTCGAATAGGTCCCGTTGTAGTTCCTGGCAACGGCGCTGTAGCGCGTCCCGGTTCCAGCTGCAATCCTGCGTTCCTGGATCGCGATGTAGTTCTCGACATCGTTGTTTGGCCTCTTCGGGTCAATCGTGCCGACATCCTCGCCCGGGAGCAGATTGTCGAAGATCATGCCGGGCGCCATCTCCATCTGGCGGTCTCCGGTGCTTGTGTCGGACGGCATCTCGAACGCCTCGCCCTTCTTGATGTAGGCGGTAAAGGCTGCGGCTACACGTGCGGCGATCCGCTCGGACTCCTCGTAATCCTTGATGTCGTCCAGGCGCGTAAAGACGGAATGGAAAATCGACACGCCGCGAGTCTGCAGCAGACGGCGCGCGAACTTGATATGCGTCATGTTGGCGGCCGCCACCACGACCGTTTCCGGCGTGAGGCCGGAGTATCCACCCAGCGTCATCAGGTTGCCCGGATGAGTCTTGTAGACGTGGTAAGCGAGCGGGCGCCCAAGTCCGTCCTTGACGATGCCATGCACCGCGCGCGGATCTGTTGTGATCTCGTCGAACGGAACAAAATCGCCCTCCAGCGGAGCGACGAGATATCCAAGCGGAGACCCGGAGACCACCGCGGGCGTGGTCAGGTGCTGCAGGAATAGCTCGCCGTCACGCAGCCAGGTACGGCAGACAAGGCGCTCCAGCTCGGTCCCGGGAAGCTCTCCAGTGACTTCGGGAGACGCCCAGAACTCAGACCAGAGCCCGCTCAGCTGATCGTTGACGCGCTGCGCAGGGTCGCCGCCTGCTGTCTTTGCCATCGGCTCGACGCCAACGCCGGTTCCAACGATGTTGGAAACCAGATCATCCAGGACCCCGGTCGCCAGGTCGTGGTTCTCGTCGAGCCAGCGGGCATACTCGCGGATGCGCGCCTGCGCGGTGTCCATGACTGCATCAGCGGATGCGGAAGACCCGCGACGCGGACGGTAATTCGAGCTCGATACGGATTCGTACAGGCGCTTTGCAGCAGCCAGTCGAGCACGCGCTACCATGCGGCGAGAAGCCATCCCTGGCGCGAGTGCGGAGAGGAGATCGTCGAAGGACCAGGCCATGATTAGGACCAGGTCGCCAGCCGGACGCCGGAGCGGGTCGATCCAGAGGCCGCAGCCGTGAGCTCGTCGACGGTGCGGCTCCAGTATTGGATCTCGTCTCGGAGATCCTTGATCCGCTGGCGTGTGATCGAGCGATCGCCGATGCCAGCAGCCTGTACGTCAAGCGCCTTGGTATAGGCCGCCTGGGCGTTGGTCAGGTTTGTCTGGGCGTCAGCGAGAGAAATCGACAAGGCGCGGCTCCAATCCGTTTTCAAGGATCAGAGCAGCGAAATAAGGAAAGTCAAGAGACAGGAGATCGCAGTCTAGCGCCGCGCTCCCCATCCCGTATCGAATCCCCTTCTCCCGGCATCCGCTGCAGAACAGATCCCGGTCGCAAGCGCCCTGTCTACCGTAAGCCCCCGGTCCAGTCGCGCGGCCAGGGTCTGCGGTTTCATGCTCCACTGCGCCGCCAGTTCGCTTAGGCGCCATTCACGGCCGTGGTAGATGATCGATCTCTTGCGAGGCATAGGTGGCGTCCTCTCTGTTTTCTATGACGTTTATCGGTTCGCTTTTCCGCCATTTGTTGATGACTGCGCCGGCCCCTTCAGCAAAGAAACCGGCTGATCCCGGTAGCCGTAAAACCAGATCCCGCGCGATGTGTTCATCAAGGTCGTGCTGTCAGGTAGCATCACCTCCATACCCTTCGCGCGGCAGTACATCACCCACCCCTCTGCGTTCGGCCGGTCCTCCTCCCGCCGCTTGATGGCCTCGTGCGAGTAGTCCGCGCCAAACAGTACCAGGCGCTTGACCCCGATCATGAGTGCGTAGGCGAGGATGTAGGGAATGCTGTTGTGGAAGTACGCATTTTCGCGCCCATGCGTCCTGATCACCTCAAGCAGCGGGTACTCGTGAACGTTGGCCATGTCCGCCCATTCCCCGGTCGCCTGGCTGGTGATGATCGGGATATTCCTCCCGTTCGGATCGCATGCGTGCCGCAGCGCGTCACCGTAGCGCTTTTCCTTGCGCGCCTCCTGCTCGATCCAGTCCATGACCCAAAGCACATCGTACTGGACACGACCGCCAAGATGATTTACGCCGCCATTGATGCCCCACCACTCATCGCACCCCATGAGCATCGGATTGGGCTCGTGCGCGGTGGTGAGCTCAAGCAGATCCTGTTTGGTAGGACCGAGCGCGACCACCATCACCGTCTCCGGCGTTCTCCCTGTCGGATGCCGCCACGTCATCGCCGGCCCTTGATCCACGGTTCTTTTCTCTTGTTGCTCCATACTCGCCTCTTTTCTATCTCCAGATCTTCTTTAGGTTGCGGCTTCTGCGGTTGTTGTTGGACGCTGAAAAGGTCTCCGTCTGGCTCGATGGCTGCCTGCAGCTGTGCCCACTGCGGTTCGCGCCACTTGTGGATGCCAACGCGCGGGTGATTCGCCGCGGCGATGGCATAACACCAAGCATCGAGCGCCTCGTTTCGCTGGCGAACCTTGATCCACCGCCGGCGGTTCGGGTCCCATACCTCGGCCGTGAGCTGGGAGTAAAAGCTCTCGTCAATCTCTGACGGGAAATGAGTCAGCCTATCGGCAACAATCGGCCTTGCCCGATCCGAGCTTAATCTGCGAAAGATCGCCTCTTTTGCTGTGTCGACTCCGACGAGCCATTGCTGCGCGCTGTATGACAGCTCCTTCCCGCGCGCTGAAATGTCGAGCTTGCTTGGCCGGCTGATGATTGGTCGCCCATAGGTGCTTGCGCCCTTCACTGCACACCATCCGCGATTTGCGCGCGGCCTGGTGAATCGGATCACTTCGTCCTGGAGGTAGCCACTATCGACGGCTGCCATCAGAATCCGCATGGGCACGCCGAACGTGTTTGCCAGTGGCCTGTTGACGTAGTCATCAAGAACCGCCCACTCCTCAGCTCTTGTCGGGTCTCCTGGTATCT